CAAGAACAAGTTAGTTCAAAAGAACTTGCGGGTGGTACATTTGATTCAAACAATTTTCAAAAAGATTATTCTTTTGTACAACAAAATTTAAAAGAGCTGATTGGTAATGGAAACGTTGCACTAGAAAGCGCTTTAAAGGTTGCAACAGAATCTGATAGTCCAAGAGCATTTGAAGTTGTTGCAATATTGTTAAAAACAATGGCAGATCTAAACAACAATGTTTTAGATGTGCACAAAAAAGCAAAAGACACTACTGGTGCAAAAGTTGAAGTAAAACAAACAAACAATTCCGTATTTGTTGGCTCAACAAAAGATCTTCAAAATCTTTTGAATAAAGACCGGAGCACAAATAAAGATGTGATTGATGCAGAGGTTGTTGATGAACAAAAACAACAATAATCAAGGATACAGAAACAATCCAAATCTTAAATTGCCTGGTATTGAAATGCAATATACCAAGGATCAGTTTGAGGAATATGTTAAATGTGCAAACGATCCTGTTTATTTTTGTGAAAAATATATTAAAGTAAAAACTTTGGACAAAGGTGTTGTCCCCTTTAAACTTTATCCTTATCAAAAAAAGTTTATAAATGAATTACATAAAAATCGATTTGTAATTTCTAAGTGGCCTCGTCAATGTGGTAAATCCACCTGTGTTACGAGTTATATTTGCCATTATGTCACATTTACTCAAAGCGTTAACGTTGCGATTCTGGCAAACCGTTTAAAAACAGCAAAAGAAGAATTGTTCTCCAAACTTCAACTTGCCTATGAAAATTTACCACATTTTTTGCAACAAGGAGTTCTAGAATGGAATAAGACGAGTTTTAAACTTGAAAACGGCTCCAGGGTCATGTGTGACGCTACATCGTCTACAGCGATCCGTGGTGGCTCTTATAACCTATTGCTGTTGGACGAGTACGCCTTCTTACCGAGCCATGTTGCAGAAGAATTCTATACAGCAACATATCCAACAATTTCAGCTGGTACTACAACCAAACTTATCATTGTGTCTACACCCAATGGAATGAATCATTTTCATAAACTTTGGGTTGATGCAAACAGACAGGATGGACACAAACTTAAAAATAAATTTGTGCCAGTAGAAGTTGGTTGGAGGGAAACTCCCATAAGCCCCGGAAGTCCCAGTTTAAGAGATGAGGAATGGGCTGCGGAACAAGTGGCAAATACAAGCCCAGAACAATTTGAACAAGAATATGGTTGTAGCTTTTTAGGATCTTCAAACACTTTAATTTCTACGAGTAAGCTCAGTGTATTGGCTCCAGAAGAATGTTTGGAGGAAGACAAAGAAGGTCTTAGGATATTTGGACAACCAGAAAAAGATAAAGTTTACTTTTTGCAAGCCGATGTATCGCGTGGTCAAGGGTCAGACTTTTCTACCTTTACTGTAATAGACGGAACTTCTGCTCCATACAAAACCGTTGCAGTTTATAAAAATAATACAATAAGTCCCTTCAATTTTCCAACCGTAATTAAAAAGGTTGCTGAAAAATATAATAATGCGTATGCTTTAATAGAAACAAATGACATAGGTGGTCAAGTTTCTTCAATTTTGTACAATGATTTGGGTTATGAAAATGTTCTTATGACTAGAATGATGGGCAGAAAGGGGCAAATGCTTTCTCAAGGATTTGCAACTGGAAGAAGTGAAATGGGGTTGCGAACTACTACACAAACTAAAAAATTGGGTTGTGCGATATTGAAAAGATTAGTAGAAGAAGATAAAATTTTATTAAATGATGAGCGAATAATCACAGAACTTACTACATTTGTCTCCAAAGGAAACACTTATAAGGCCGAAGAAGGTCATAACGATGATTTGGTAATGACCTTGGTTTTCTTTGCGTGGTTGACTAGACAAGAATATTTTGCTGATTTAATTGAGTCTGCAAAGTTTAATTATGAAGAAGCACAAAAGCCTGAAGATGACAATGTTCTTTTTATGATGGATACCTCTCAAAATTTGGATGACAGAGAACCGTTTTCTGAAGGAGGGGCAGTTTGGTATCCCGTATAATTTTCTAAATATTTGATATAAAGGGACCAAAACATGCCAGGAGATCTCAGTTCATTCGTAAATTCAACAATATACACCAGAGAAAGTGTTGCAAATGTTTGTATTGCTGGAATGAAACTCGGAACAGGATATGTTGCACCCACCTTTAATGGTAAGGATGGAGCTGCATCAAATGATCCAGGTGGTCTTTTTGGATGGTTAATTTATTCTAGATCGAACACTGCGTATTACAATCCTGCAAAGGGAACAACTTCTGACAAATATATTTCATATACAACCCCAACAGAATTGGTGGGTGATCTAAACAAACTTACAGGAGTTACTTACTGTTTAGTTTCAAACACTGCAGTAGGTGGAACTCATGGATTCTTTGAACAAAATGCAGCAAACTCTGTAGTTCCAAGAAACGCGGGAAATGAATTTTTATATGCCATAAATTACATGGCTTATGGTGGAAATCTTGTTGTAGTTGGTTCAACGACAGGCTTGGAGCAATATGTTGCAGATACAGACAATCAATTTGACATAGTAATAGATAAAGATTTTGATCCAGGTGTAGCAAAGTGGATTATCACACAACCATACACAACAGGAATTTATGCATCTGTTGCTGATACTGCTGGACAAACAGGAAATGGTTATACGATGGCCAACTTTACAAATTTGTTTGGAAGTTCATCGTTAGTAACAGGCACGACTGTTGCAAATAGAATTTTTAATGTTTATGGTGTAAAAGCAATAACAGATCAAGACACAAGTTCTCTCATAGCCAATACAAAAATAACTTATTCAATTCCTGCTGTATCAGATGTTGGTGGTTTCTTTACTAGAACTAAAAATTTAAACCAATTATATCTAACCGTGGGTGGTTTAGATAGATCAACAGTTTTGAACGGAAATATTATTAATCCCATAACCTGGGGTGATACTTTAAAAACAACACTTAGAAATAATAAAGTTAACTTCTTTGTAAATTATAATCCTAAATTTTTAGGATCTGATTTAGTTGGAGCCACGGCTTCTAGTTCTATAAGCGTTAATGATAGAATTGGACCGTCTAAACTTAGATCCGCACTAACAGAAGCAATTGAAACAATTGCTTTAAAATACTTGTTTGAAATTAATAATGCTACAACAAGAAGTCAAGTTGTAACAGAAATTCAAACAGCAATGGACCCGTTCAGTCCATTCTTAGACACAACAAAAACGCAAATAATATGTGATGAAACAAACAACACAGATAATACAAGCACATTGGGAATAAGAGTAATAGTACAACCAATTCTTGGAATAGATTCATTCGTGATTGATGTTGTATTCACACAATAATGTCAAACTCAATAATCGATTTTAAAGAAAGTTTTAATGGTGGAACCCGTGTAAACAGGTTCATAGTTCGTCCTACTTGGCCTGCTGGGGTTGAAGTAGGAAACCAAGATGCAACATTCAAAATTATTTCAGCATCTTTACCTGCTGTTGTTGTTAATACAATTGCTGTGCCTTATCGTGGAAGATTGATCAATTTTGCGGGTGATCGTCAATACAGTCCATGGACTGTTGGTGTATACGATGATGGAAATGCTTACAATCTATGGAGATCATTTCAAAAATGGAAAGAATTTTTGGATGGTCATTATACACATAAAGTAAAAAATAATGATTTTGCATATAGAACTTTACAAACAACATGGCAAATTCAACACTTGGATTTAAATGGAGATACACCAATAAGAACTATTACTTTATACAAATGTTGGCCAAGTGTAATTAGTGAAATTAATTTAAATATGGGAGAGGTTAACTTTGTTTCATTTACTGTTCAGTTGACTTATGACAACATAAAGATAAACGGAATATGAAATGAGCAATAATATAATCAACTTCAAGGAAAACTTTTTTGGGGGAACAAGATCAAACAGATTTTTGGTATCGGGATCATTTCCAACTGGTGGTAATTTTACCAATTTTCATATTCGTTCAACTCTTTTACCGCAATTAGTTACAAGAACTCTTAGTTATGATTTTTTTGGAAGAAAATACCATTATCCTGGAGAAAAAGATTATCAAACTTGGACATTTACAGTATTGGATGATACCGGAGCATATGATTTGTGGAGAGCATTTCAAAGGTGGCAAAATTCTATCAATAATCATGAAACAAATGTCTCTGCCAAAATACTTTCCGGACAGCAAAGTTATAAAGCATACAACTGGAGAATACAGCACTTAGACTTGAGTGGAAATCAAGTATTAAAAGAATTTGTTTTACATGGGTGTTGGCCAGCGTCGGTCAATCAATTGACCCTAAATATGACTAGCCCCAACACCCCAAGCTCTTTTTCTGTGTTGATTGTGTTTGATTACATTGAAATAACTGGTGTTACGAGCAGAACGTGAGGAAATAAATGGAAATCGAAGTATTTGGATTTGAATTCGGAAAAAGAAAGTCTACCAAAGAAGAGAAACAAGAAAAATCTCTTCAATCTTTTACAGCTCCTGAAATTTACGATGGAACTGTAACTGTAGAGGCTGGTGGATTTTTTGGCACAGCTTTAGATTATGCAGCAAATCTCAGAGATGAGAGTGCATCTGTAGTTCAATACAGAAACATGTCCATATATCCAGAAGTTGATAATGCAATAGATGAAATCGTAAATGCTTCTATTGTTTTGGGAATTGATAGAAAACCTGTAAAACTTGATTTAAGTTCAATTCCAGTTTCTGATGTAATCAAAAACAAGATTTATAGAGAGTTTGAAAGAATTTTACATCTTCTTGACTTTAATAATAAATCGTATGAAATTTTTAGAAGATGGTATATTGATTCAAAGATTTTTTATAATGTTGTGATTGACAAAGATCTTCCAACTGAAGGAATAAAGGAAATTCTTCC